AATATTACAAATATCCCAACACCAACGATTCCTACAGAGTTAGGCCCTAAACTACCATCATATTTCTTAAAAGGGGAAGATGACGATATTAATGAGGGTTTTACAAGTAGTTTTAGTAAAATTGATGATACTACTGCTTTCGATAAGGCGAGTGGTAGCGTTTTACCAACACCGTCGATAAGTGATACGTGGAAACCTATAACACCATCGACTGCGAATACCGCGTACTTTGATAGTTTACCTACACCAGGTGGAACATATCCTATATGGAATACTGTTAAATCCGAAATGCCACCAAGAGAATTAAAAGATGATTTGAAAAAAGATAACGCATTGCAAAAAAAGATTGATGAATTAATGAAACGTTTAGATGAACTAGAAAAACAATATAACTATAAACCAAATAATCAACAAGAAATTCTTGCTTTTGTTGGTACTGGTATATTTGTTATTTTCTCATTAAGTTTGCTGAAGTGTTAGAGAGTTTTCTTGTTCCGCCAGGTTGCTTTCGTTTAAATGGATTCTTAAATTTTTTCATTGTAGCTTTTGGATTAAAAATTGCTTGTTTTCCCATCCATTCTTTCCCTTTTTGAAAAAGTTGCTTTCCTTTTTCAAGACTTGTAACATGCTTTATTCCAGCACGTGCTAAATCCATGGTATTTTTCTTAGATTTTTCACTACGTTCTCTAAAACTTCTAAAAACAGATGTAATTTTACTTTGTTGGTCTTGACTCAAAATATATTTTGGGTCAAGAGCATTTAATACTTTTTTTGTTAACTCTTTATTTTGAGTTTCCATTATCTACTATTACTGTAGTACTTTTTTAGATTCTATAAGGTTAGCTAAATCATCAACCGCTTTTGCTTTTGCTGTTTTAATTGTCTTAAGTAATTCTTCAGCATTCACCCTATCTTCATCGGTAAAATCTGATAATGATAATGATTGTTCTAACTCTATTTGTTTCGCTTCTAGTGTTATTATATATTTTGAAGACATATCTTCCAAATCGGTAGATGCTTTGTAGAATTTGCCGATTGGTGAATTATTTTTTTCACTCCATTCTCTATATTTTTCAACTGTATCATTAACATCATCCGCACTTATACCATATACTTCATATGCTATTAATCCACGACCTTCGGGGCCATGTGCTACAAATTGACCAATTGTAACTCTTGATTTTGCATCTTTACCAATAATCGTAGTAACAAATGGTGTTAATGCTACACTTTTATTTAAATCTTTAAAATCAATTTCTACAATGGCACCGGGAGAAAGGATATTATGTCCCATTTTTTTTGGAATAATGCTATAGTCTTGTTGACCCGTTGAGTTAAAAAGATTTCCTGTGCTTCTTCTATTTACAATTCGTTGCGCTTTTTTAGATTTTCTTCTAGCCAATGCTGTTGCACCAAGGCCGACTGCTGCTGTTGCACCAACTCCCAATGCTACAGCTTTACCTTTCGAAGTTTTACGTCTAGAGCTTTTTTCTTGAGCATCCGGAATACCATTTCCATTATTATTTTTATTTATACTATTGGGAATACCATTTCCATCATTATTATTATTTTGGTTATTAGGAATACCATTTCCATTTGTATTTTTTTCTTGATTATTTGGAATACCATTTCCATTATTATTTTTATTTTTACTATTGGGAATACCATTTCCATCATTATTATTATTCTGGTTATTAGGAATACCATTTCCATTTGTATTTAATTCTTGATTATTAGGAATTCCATTTCCATCATTATTATTATTCTGGTTATTAGGAATACCATTTCCATTTGTATTTACAGGACCATTCTCGGGACCATTTCCATTACCAGAGCCATTTCCATTACCAGAGCCATTTCCATTTCCAGAACTATTTCCACTCCTTGGAGGAACTAGACCTGCTAATCCAGATAAACTAGGGCTACCAGAGCCCTTACCATCACCCTTTGTAGGCTTTTTCTTTGGAGGCTTTTTCTTTGGAGGGTTTTTCTTTGTAGGCTTTTTCTTTGGAGGGTTTTTCTTTGGAGGTTTTTTCTTTGGAGGTTTTTTCTTTGGAGGGTTTTTCTTTGTAGGGTTTTTCTTTGGAGGGGTTTTCTTTGGAGGGTTTTTCTTTGTACCCGATTTTGAAGAATGTGGTTTAGGTTTAGCAGCCTTACCTCCTTTGCCTTTTCCACCTATTAATTTTCTACTTAACATTTCACCTAATTACTTTCAAGAAACTTTTTTCTAGCAGCCTCTTCCATCTCCGTTTGTTTATCAGTACCAATGAAATCTATATAAGAATCATCTAGTTCAATGTCTTTAGTCATTATCTTATTATCTTTTTTGTAGGTGATTGTGCATAACACTTTAGAAATATTATCAGACTTAATATTTCTACATGAACTACTTATTATACCACTTTCATCTCCTCCTTGCCGTTGTCCTTCTTTATTCTCAGAATCAGAGTCAGCCTCTTCAGTAGCCTTATCAAGCGCTCTTTTATATAATTTATCTAATGTAGTTTTCATAGAGCTACATTCTGCTTTTGTTAATAATGAAACATCATCAAAACATTTAAAATATGCTAACGTAAATAAAAACGCGGGTATACCATCTTCGCGATTTAAATGTAAATCTTTAATTAATTTCTCTTCATCTTTACTATATTTATTATTTTCCCAAGCGTGATATATTTTATCAGTTTTATTATTTATCAAAGGTATCCGTATTCTATATTTATTACCTTGTAAATCAACATTAATAGTATGTATATCTTCATCAATTAAAGATATAATGGCTATATGCGTTTTTAATGTAAATTCATAGCTTGTAGGTTGTTCTGTATCTTCACCGTCTGTAATAGTATCTATGGTATATGTCGCACTAGAATTCCCCTTGTATTTCATTGATTTAATATTATATTCATTGATGACCTCAAAATTAATAGGCTCTAAATCTTGAGCTTTAATAGGCTTGGGGAGTTTAAATCCTTGTTTAGAAACAAGAATACCTTTATCTTTAGGATATACAAATGCAGAAAATGGGTTTCCTACAACATAATATGATTTTGTATTTGTTACCTTTAATTTATGATAAAAAAAATTAATTAATGGTTCATTTTTGAAAGGTTCTAAACTGATAACAAATATATTTTTACGAATAATAAAATTTTTTTTTAAATCTATTTCCATAAAGTTATTTGCTAGTAAAAACATAAACTGATTAATATATTCTTCTGGAGTTGTAAATGGCGGTAAGATAATTAGTTGTTTTGTTGTTAGAGGAATTATTTTAATTTGTATAAGACTTGTCGTATTTTTTGAATTTAATACATTTATATCTCCTTTAGCACCATAATGAAGTATTTTCTCATCTGGTATTTTAATATTTTTTATAGCGTTATCTATCTTGGTAGTAGGAGTAAACTTTTTTACAAATTCATTATATTGGGCTGTATCCAGTAAATTATAATGCTTAATAATTTTTACACTTGATATAGGTTCTCCACCACCTTCCACAACCTTTATTTCACCTATACCGCCATCAGTATCACTAATGTCTATGAGACCACCGCCACCTTGTACTGGAAGAATTGGTGCTTCTGCTACTGAATTACTAATACCACCAGATAATATACTTTCATCTGCCATCCTGTTATAGGCTTAAACTAATATTTAGAACATTTTTTAGATAAATGGATTACGCCACTTCAGCAGTTACTAGAAATGATGTTGAGTTATATGTGTCGCCAGACCCTCAAACTCGTAAACGTAAAATTGTATGTAAGCAAGAATTAATTATTCAAAGTCTACAACAATTTTATTCGACTCGTAGTGATTTAGTAGAGATTCTACAAATTCTTGAAGGAGAGTCTGTAATGAGTTTACGTTTAATTGATTGGTTTGTTACAAACTATTCTAAGTATCACAATATCTCTTACATTCACAAAGGTCAGGACTTCTTTGTCTATATTGACTATAAGAATCAACTTAAGGCATATAGCAAGAAACTATTTGACCCTTTTTGTCGTCGCGAACGAATTCTTTTTCAATTAACAAATATCCCTGCGTTTATTACAACTGTAGGAAAACTAAACTTTTTCCGTTGGGCGATTGAAAAAGGTGTTATAGATTATATTAAATTAAATCTAGTAACAATTGAAAAGGAGATGAATGAATCTGCTCGAGAGTTACAGAAAATTCGTAAAACAGAGCTGAAGCCGAATCTAACTGGAAAGAGGATTACGCGACGAAAGGTGATTATTTCTGAGAATGTTTCATCGAAACAAATGCAGAAACATTTTACAGCGATTGAGGTAAGTTTCGACTAAGAAACCATTCGTTTTACTCAAAAAACTTTTTTTCTTCTACTTCAAAAAACCCATCTTTTGAACTTATATTAGAATTACCAGCGGTTGCTATTTCATATCGTAAATAAGTGTCCATTACATCATCATCAATTAATTCTTCAGCAACCCATCTATTTTCGTATTGTCTTTTTAACATCTTTTGAGATTCATGAATACCTCGCGCTGTTCCTTTATCTTCATACACCGCAGAGCGTAATTCACGAATGGCATTTCGTGGATCACGAACTGGATCATATCTATCAAAATATGGATTGTATGCTAAATCTGGTCCTCCAGCAACGAAAGGTTGGCTCTGTTTATAATCACGAGCATCCGTACGTGTATTTATAGGTGCCATATCATTATAAACAATATTGTTAATTTTATAGTTTGGTTCGGAATAGCCTTTTTCAATGCTAAAACTATCTGGTATAAGTTGATTTGGTGATTTTTGTAATTTAGGATAATTCTGAGTATAATCTGGGGTATCTGATTGCCAATGCTCTACTTGTTTCGCATTTACTGTATCACGTGTCACTGTTTCAATGCGTGCACGAAGTTGAAATTGTTTTGGAGGAATGCGAACCTTTCCAGCATATTGAAATGTTGGATCCATCTAAAAGAGTCTTAGTTAATATAACCAGATGTTTTTAATCCCTTATATTTATAAAAAATCAGATTCAGTATATCCAACACATATTTTTAATGTATTTCTAAACCGTGGAAACTTATTTTTACAAATGGAGCAAAATGAAGTAATAGACTTTTGTAATCTCAATGGTATTTATTATACAAATATAAAAACTATATGTGATAATTGCTATATTGAAGTTGATTCGAAAAAAACAACTCTACAAGATTTCTATTCTTATTTTGAGAATTCTGATGCTGAATGTTGGCGTAAATTTATTTTAATAGGAAATTATGATGAAGATTTTCTCCATATAAATTCTACAAATCCAGAATTTATTCAGCCGATTTTAAAGGATATTTTAACTGGCTGCCTTAAGAATTAGTCAGTAGTATATATATAATAGATGAATAGGAATAAAACCCTAAGAAAACAATACGATTTAAGCGGCTCATCAATATTCAAGGACTATTCGTTAAATCAAGGACTTCAAGAGCTATTACAAAAAGAGTCTGAGGTTGCTTTCAAGAAGCCGTGGCATCGTCTTGAACGAGGAATGCGTCTTAATCGTCTTCGTCTATTTACCGAATCAATGAAAGATTCTAAGGGATTACAGGAATCTGAAAGTACTGGACTTCTTCAACTTCTTACAAAATCTCTTGATAAGAAACAACTCAATTCAAAGAATTCTGTAGTATATGATGTGGATGCTGAAAAAATACTAGAAATTAAGAGTCTAGTGATGCATCAGAAAGCGGATGGCTCATATATCTTTCAGTTACTTGATAAACCTATCCGTAATACTGTAACAATGCGAAGAAAGGCAACTGTACCAGAGCCTTTGACAACTGTTGTTTCAAATGCTGAATAGGTTTAAAAAAATTATGCGTATATTATTAGTAAAGTTGAATACCAAACATGATGAAATCCTATTCTAATATGTTTGTTATAGTAAGTGATTTAGCGAGAATACAAGAACAATATATTCAATATCCTTCTCACGAAAATAAAATGCTTGCATGGCAAGAAACATACCATAGTTCTTTAAAACAAGTGTTAAAAGATTCTGAATTTGATGAACGAAGCATTGATAAGGCAAAGAATGTAGAAAGTTTGTTATTTAGTATGTATGATATGTTTCATAAACATTCTTCTATGAATATAAATAAAGAGGATTTAAAATTAAGAGTTAATAAAATCTATGCTAGACACCAAGTTGAGCAGCGCACAAGTCAATGGTATGAAGATATGAAAGTTATGCTAACAGCGAGTGAGTTTTCAAAACTCTTTGATAGTGAAAGAGCTCGAGGAAATCTTGTAGTATCCAAAGTTAATCCCGAAAAGCGTGATAGTAATAAAGCGTTACTAACATCATTTATGTCGCCTATGGATTGGGGCGTTCGATTTGAGCCAATTGTAAAGCAGTATTTGGAGAATACATGGAGTTGTAAAATATATGATTGTGGCCGTTTGAAACACGAAACTCAGAATCATCTTGGGGCTAGTCCGGATGGGATAATCGTAACTGAAGAATCGGATAAATATGGACGACTCGTTGAAATTAAATGTCCTTATTCACGAAAGATTGGTGGCGCAGTGCCATTTGATTATTGGGTCCAGATGCAAATTCAATTAGAAGTAACAAATCTATTTGAATGTGAATATGCGGAAGTAGAAATTCTTTCGAAGACTCCTAAAAATATGAACCCGGACTTAAGCGGAAATAGTCTTCAAAGAGGATTTGTATATTTAATGGAAAAGGATGGAAACTGTATCTATGCCTACAGTGAAGAGCAAAGAGATAGTTTGACTGATTACACTTTGTTAGAAACAATTGAATATTCAATTGTAAAAGTTCATACTGTTCTTGTGAAACGTGATACCAAATGGTTTGAAGGAACTTTGGAAGCACAAACAAAGTTTTGGGAAGATGTGGAGAAAGCGCGTAATAATGATTTTGTGGTTGCTGAGCCGAGATTCAAAAAAGTAAAGCCTTGTTTGATTGTTGAAGAATCTTGAATACTAGTAGATGAATATTGAAGAAGAAGGTGGAGGTATATTTAATAAATTAAAAAAAGCAACCCCAAATCCACTAAAGGCGGCAAAATCAGGCTTTGGAAAACTAAAAGACAAAGCATCAGGTTT